AAGGTGAAGAACTGCCCCACTGAAGCGATTTCGGTGGTGGGAACAACGGTGGCCCCGGTGTGCCGGTCCCTCACCAGGTACTTGTAACGAATATCGTGACCAGTCCCCCGCCCAACTCCAACCCCAGAGGTGCTGTAGGGCTGTTCTGCCCATGCTGCGTACTCGTAATTGCCGCTGGTGGCATAAGCCATCGTCCCGCTGGTGGACTGAATATCCCGGTTAATGAACTTCGACTCGCTGCGGACGTTAAGCACATCCCCCCGCTTGACCCATTTATCATCGGTGGTCTTGGAGAACGCCTCCTCACCATCGAACACCAGCACCTCGTCCCCGAGATGAGCCATCGCCTTAACGTCCCCAATGGACCCGGTTGTCGCGGTCATAACGGCAGCGGCCTTATCGAGCCGGTCAAACCCAAACCGCCGGTCCAGCTTGCCGGTCTTGTCCATGCGGAAGTTCTTGCAGTCCGTGAGCTCACCCGCTGCCTGGGACTTCTCGGAGGGCTTCTGGTTAATCCCCTTCAGGAACGGGAACCCTATCTGTGTCTTTTGCAAAGCCATTAGAACACCCACAAATTGACGGTCACTTTTGCCGTCGTTGAGATGGAGACCTCGCCAGGGCTATTGGAGGAGAGCACCTGAACGTCTGCGGCACCTGACTGTTTCACCACAATGGCTCCTTTGGGCTTGCGACCCAATCCGTGCCTGACCTGATTGATTGTAGGGGAGAGCTTGCTAAGTGTAATGCCCTGGAGGAGCGTCCCGTTCAGCATCGGGATTGAGTTCAACTGGGTGACGACATCCTCGGTTGCTTGCGCGACCTGGTCCACCCCGGGGGTCTCATGGCGGATGCGTCTGTAGGTGATGCTCATTAGCTTGACCAGTTTACATAATTGGCCTGTAGCGTCCCTGTGCTGGTATCAGTAATCCGGTACGGGTCTCCGGGGCTCCTTGTTGCGGCGTTGGCCCGGATGGTCTCTTCGACTTTCTCCCGGAGCGCAACGTGCATCTTCACGTCGGATTCTTCCTTCATGAGGCACTTAATGGTCCCATCGAGGATGATGTACTCCTCGTAGCCCCGGGCAATCTCCCGGTCCACGGAGTTAATCGCGGTGCCTACGTTGGACACGGTGAAGGTTCCCGAAGAGACCGTTGCGGGCGCTGCGACTGTCATGGTGGTTGCGTCTGTGAACCCGGTCACTGTAGCAGTCCCTCCGTCAGTCCAGGTGACCGTTGCCCCCACGAAGTCCGCAGTCCAGTTGGTCCCAACCCCCGTAAGGGTGGTGGACGACTGAGATGCTGTCCCCTCGGAGAAGTCCAGGAACACGCTCGACTCGGGGACGTACCAGAGCTTTATCGTCCCGGCGACCGTGTCATCCGGGATGAACCGAATTTGGTCACCTTGGAGCTGGTAGAAAATGTTCGGGAGGGCGGTATTGGCATAAAACGGTGTCGCATAGGCCCGCCGCTCGCTGAACATAAATGGTTTGAGGGTGTAAGTAGCCCCCCCGGTGGTGAAGTCCACGCCCAGCAGTTTGTAGAAGTCTGCGGGCACTGTGCTGGGATTCCCCGCTGGCAGGGCAATATCGGGGGCTTCCTTCACATAGTAACTCTCGTAAAGAGTGACCAACAGGCTGTGCAGGTCTGCCACCGACTGGTTAATCATGTGCGTGACCTCTCGGTCAGACACGAAGCTGGACCCCACCATATCCGCACGTTCGCGAATCCGGGTAATCAGTTGAGACAAGGTAGTGGTGTTCATTCCTCATACTCCACAATCATTAACTCATCCTCCCAATAACCGACATTGTCAGACTCAGAGGTCCCCGCAGCAGGCTCGCACTTTGGCCTGAACATACCGCACCCAGAGAGTGCTAGGGCGAGGATGAGTAGGGTGTTTTTCATGGTGTTAAGTTTTGCTCGTTCCCAGCGCCGTCCATTGCATAAAGATTGGCCTTCGCAGCACGAGGTTTCGTAGGAACAGTGTATGTGGCATCAGAGTATTTTGCCGTTTTTGTCATGAGGAACTCGTCTACCTGACCCCAGGTTTGGTAGGTGGTGATGTTGCCAATTCTTCCGATTGCCCAAGTCTCCGCACCCCCGATGACAAAATCGACAGGGTGGCTTGTCACATGAACTTTTCTGACACCATCCCGATAGAATGAGAGGTCACTACCCTCCCTGACAAGCGCGACGTGATACCATGTGTGGTCAACAAGGGTTTCGGTCCAAGGGATGGGAGATGTATATGCTGGCGTACCCAAGGTGTGGTCCCAGAAGAGCGTATACCAGACGCCGTTGTAACGGTAGATTTGCAAATGCCCAGGCCCAGCAGCCAAATCAGCGTAGCCAAAGACCACACTGACCCCGGACTGGGCATTATCGAAATTGACAAAGAACTCGACCGTAAAGTCGCCTGTTCCGATTCCAATGTCAGGAAACGAGATGGCCGCCGACCCTCTGAAATCTATAGCTTTGCCGAATGTGCTGTTGTCGCGAGAGCCCCCCGACGTGCTTACGGCATAGGTGGGGACACCTTGTATTACCGACCCGTGGTTCCCCTCGCCGGAAGAGTCGGTAAGACCGCCCTCGAAATGAAGCAGCAATTCGGCGTCGGGGACATACTCGCCTGCTTCGTCTAGCCTGGAGTAAATCTTCGCATAGTCCGCAGTGGCAGACGGTGCAGAAGACTGCATTTCAAGTGCAATCTCCCCATCAAGGGTAGCCTCTCCGATGTCATCGGTCCAATTCCCACTCCCACCCCCACCCCCGGTGCTCGGACGCGAGATAGTTACTGCATCTGCCATTTTAGGCTCCTTGGGTTTGTCATAGTATTAACTGCGTTTCGTTCCCAATGCCGTCGAGTGCGAAGAGCGTAGCGAACTTGCCGAGTGTCGGAGCAGAGGGGACGGTGAACGTCGAAGTGTATTTGGCCGTTTTTGTCATCTGGAACTCATCAATGCGCCCGTTCAAGTGATATTCGGGATAGGTCGAATCGTTCATTACCCGCCCCAGCGTCCAGGCATGGCCCGCATCACCGATGCTGACTCCCGCCGTACTTGTCTGAGTCGCGACCAGTGTGCTTGTCCCACTTGCGCCGATAAACACTCGTGTCGTCCCTACGGCATCTCGGCAGACAGCGATGTGATACCACGTACCCGTGGACATTCCATGAACGCCAATGGTTTGCACCCATGCCGATCCGGTGTGCTGATTGACATAAATTGATCCACCGTAAAAACCAATATTCAAAGCCCCAGCTGTCGTGTAGGAGGACTGCCCGCTGTGGCTATTAACTATTTGGGACCTGCCGCCAGCATCAAACGCATCGACGTAAAACCAGCATTCAATGCTGTACGGACCCGTGCCGATGTCATTCCCAACTCCAGCAAAGTCAACGTATGTGTTGCTCCCGGCGACGGCGCTCCCGTTGAAGTCGGCAGCGTTCCCAAATTTCCCCGTAGCATAGGTTAAGTTTGCCGATGTTATCGTTGTCGAGGCCGAATTTCCCCCCTCGTCTGTCAGGTCGCCGTTAAAGCGGAGCAGAATCTCATCATCTGTTGTCAGCTTCGCGTACAACTTCGTGTGGTCAGCAGTGGCAGACGGGGCAGAAGACTGCTCCTCAAGCGCGATGTCTCCATCAAGTGTCGCCTCTTCGATGTCGTCAGTCCAGTTACCTGCGCCACCACCCCCCCCGGTGGGGGGCCTTACCGTAACCACTGCATCTGCCATGTCTGACTCCTACGACTGGGTTACGTTAGCGGTGATTCGGACGGTCCCGGAACCGGCGGACGAGAAGATAACCACCTTCATGTGGTCAACCTTGTACTGGTAGTTGAACACTTGCAGGGTGTTTGCTGCCATCGTCGCGCTGTCGTAATCGACCTCCTGCACCACTGCCCCCGTCCCAGGGTCGGTGAAGACGTAGCGTGTCTTGATGACCATTGTGGCATCGGTTGTGACGCAATGAATCGCTATCGAGTTGTTGTTCTGGACCTTGATTTCCATGACGTCTACGTCGGAATAGGCACCAGCGAAGGTGTTTTGGTATTGTATGGTACGCATAGGGTATATTCACCTTGTATATAAAGAACCCGTACCGCCCTAAGTCGCCGTGGTTAATGGAGGGGAGTGGACGGCACGGGTTCGGTTATGTGTTAAACGCTGCTGTTCTTCAGCCAGATAATGTAATGCGCCGTCTTGCCGCTCAGGGAGCCGTGAACCTGCCCACCACCCTCATCAGCCGCAAAGTGCTGAACATTGACCAACTTCGTCGTCGCAACGGTCTCTGACTCAATCTCAGACCCCGTTGTCCGCGACCCGCTGAGGCTGGAGTCCTCATAGGTGACAGTTGCCCCAAGGAAGCTATTATAAGCATCCGTGAGCGTAAGTTGCTGCAACCCAGCACCAGTAGGAGCCCCAATCGCGAACCCGGTGCTTCCCAATTGCAGGGCAATCAGGCCGTCACTCACATTGGTCGCTGTCGCAGTCGCAGCCGCGCTGATTGTCATAGAGGTAGCAGATTCAATGCTGACGACGGTAGCCCCGGCAGGAATCCCTGTCGCGTTAACACCGTCCCCAACGGACAACACGGTGCTATCCGCAATCCCTACGGTCGTTGAACCGTCGGTCGTGTCCATCGTAGCATTGGCCAGGAAAGTACACTTCCCCGTGAGACATACAATCTCCTGGGTTAGTGACCCGCCGAGCGGTTTAAACATTCGATTCGCCATAATTCACCTCGCTATGTGGGGGGGAAAAACCCCCCCGGTAAGAAGCCTGTCAACTACGCCGATTACGCCAATGCTACGCGAGCATTGTATCCCGGAGCCGAGCATCCGAGTTGTCCGTAGTAGCCCAAACGTACTTCATACGCATCTGCTCCAGCATCGCGCAGAATCTTATTGTCATCGAGGTCGAGGAACTGCGGTGCAGCTCCAAGAGAGTTCAACGACCAAGTATCCAACTGAAGAAGGTAGATGACATCGGGGTTGCAGTTGAGGTCCGGGACAATCTTGATTTCCCCGGCAGGGCCCACAATGCTGATACCGTTGAACCCGATTTGGATGTCAGGTGCGTTCAGCGTGGCATACCGAACCCGCGCACCAAGGGATTTCTCCAGGGATGCGTAGGTCTTGAAGTCACAGAAAGCGGTGTCAGGTCGTCCACCGTCGCGAGCGACTTTGGATGCGGCCTCAATCAACGCCTCTTCCACGGGCATCGAGGAACCGTCGAAGCGAACCCCACCGAGCCGGGTTGCGTCCTGTGCCCGATTAACACCGAAGAAGGCCGCGCTACTTGGAGCAGCAGCAGGGAGCCACCCGTCAAGGCCCGTCACCTTGATACGGTCGGAGGCTGAAACATAGTCACCCTCCTGAAAGACGAGGTCTGCCGCAGCCAACGCAGCGTCGAGTGCTGCGCTTACGGTAATGACCCCGGTGTCTCGGTTGATTGCCGAGATGGTCCGTGCCCCACCAGCCCGGTGAGCGGAGGTGCTGTTTGCCGCGAAAACGACTGACATCCCAACTTCAAAGTTGGTGACCTCTTCCGTCGAAGCGAGGGTGAAGGTGGTCCCGGTTCCAGGGTCCGCCGAAAGGGAGCCGATTTTACCGCTGCCGTCCCCGTACAGTGAGACTGCAAGGGACCGGGTCAGGGAGTTCATTGCCCCGTCGATTTCCATCGTGAGGTACTGGAGAAACGCATTGTTGTCTCCCCGAGTCGCCTGGATGGTCTCGCCATTAATATAAGCGAAGGAGTAATCCCGCACCCGAGTGATTGAGAACTGCTCCACCCCGGAGGTTGAGCTATTTCCCTGGCCCGTTGCAAAGGTCGCAGACCGTCGCTGTGGGTCATGGTAACGAACCGGGATGGGCATACTGAGGCCCCCGAATTTCGTGTACTTCGGTACAACCCCCAGAAATGGGTTGTTCCGGTAGACCATGTTCTGGACCCGGAGTGGTTTGTAGTGAATCTTAACCGCTTGGTTGACGGTATTAAAATCGAGTGGAGTGTCGGATACGCTCGCAGCCATAATAAACCCCTTTACCGGGGCCTATTCGCTATGCGGAAGTACCCCAGAAATTCATAGAAGACGCCAAATTTTCGAGTGATTCATCCCGTGACGCAAGCGAACTGCCAGAATCCGGCACAGAGGCTGGACTAGCGGTGTTTTCATTCGTCAGGGTTTTTGGTCTAGTGGAAACTTTGGGTTCCGCTGCTGGAGTGACCGACTCAATAGGTGGCGCTGCTGCTCGGAGCTTTCTTGACCGCATTGAATTACGGACTTGCTGTTCGAGGTGGTCCTCGACGATTTGGCAAGCCTCCTGGTATGGCAGCACTCGCTCAGTAGCGTTATAGGTTTCCCTAATTACGTCACCGACAAGTTGCTGCGCTCCCTGGAGCCTTACTAATTCGTAATCATCAGCATTAGTTTCTACGAACTGGTGGACTTCGTCAATAAATTTGTCGTAAGCCTGCGCCTCAGAAGTCTCTTTCTGGACAGCGGCCTCCGTATTTTTCGCCTCTTTAATCGCTGCCATCTCCTCCCGAAGTTGGCCAATTTCATGGCGCAATTCCAAATCCGGTGGAGCTTTGTCTCCGTTGAGCACCGTATTCGTCAAATCGTCATACGATAATCCGTACTTTTTAATGAAGGACAGAGGGTCTTTTCGGGCCTGCTCCCGTAAATCACCCTCATTTATTCCCTTACCAGCACGAACCTCACCACGCAGCTCCGCCAACTCCTGCTGCATTGCCTTATTCTGGTCGGTCTGCTCCCGGACAGCGCGTTCACGCCGAGCTAATTCCTGGAACTCCTTCGACTCCGCTGTCGGAATAGTCGGACGGAACGCCATAGGCTCAGGCGCGGCATCCTCCACCGGGGGGGCTTCTCCTTCTGCTACTGCTAATTCTGCTACTTCAGGAGCCACCGGGGGGGCCTCTGTCACCACAGGCACCTCCCCATTCTCCATTTTAACTGCTGCCAACTCAGCCAGTGCGGAAGCGGTCTCCTGCACGTCTGCTGCTGATGCCATGTTTTTCTCCTATTGCATCGGGCCCATTGGAGCCCCTCCTGTTACGGGCGGACCACCGGCTGGTGGTGCGTCCATTGACTCACTCAAAATCTGCTCAACGCCTGGGGGAGGTGGGGGAGCCCCTTCCATGCCCGGAGGTGGCGGTGTCCCTGCGCCACCCGCAAGAGGCCCCCCCGGTTGTACGCCCATCATTTGCTCCTGGTTAGCCGCCATCTCCATCGATGCCAGTAACTCCATCACTTCCTGCATGAACCGGGACAGTAGCCGCAGCTTGTCATCCGGGGCCTTGTTAATCCGCGCCACCAGGTAAGCCGATTGGGTCTTCTGAACAGCCAGGGACAGGTCCATGTAGGGCTCGGGGGACTGATAGACTCCCTTATCGAGCATCTCGGAGATGAACATATCCACAATATCGCTCGCAGCAGTCATCGAGCGGGTCGCCGCCTCAATATCCGGGTATTGGAGCAGGGAGATTGCCACCATCGGGTCCTGAATCAACCCGGACTCAAGGAGCTCCCGGACAAACTCCAGCTTCCCGGCAGGGGTGTTCGGCAGCATGTTGGTCGGGGTGACCTTCATCACATAGGAGTCTTTGTCGAGGTTGATGTCCTTCCACTTAATCTTCTCAATATATTTGTCCCCGTGGGAGACCACCTCGTAAGCGTCGCCCCGCTCCGCTGCTTCCCGGGCGATGTCTATCATCTGGATGGCAGCATGGATAAACAGGTTCTCGTACCGGGCTGCGATGTCATAGAACCGCTTGGTCTGGATATTCGAGAACTCCCGCAGAGCCACTGCGGACTCAATCCCCACCGGCTTCTTCGACTGAGCCGACATCTCCGAGATGCCCGCTATCTGGTACGCTCGCTCAAAGAGCCTGTCCAGGTGGGAGTAGACCTCCCCCGCCATGATTTTCGGGACGTAGAACTGGGGTGGTTTCCCCGGGGAGGTGTACTCGATGACACCCCATAGCTCGTTGTTCAGGCTCGCTTTGGTGATTTTGGACCCGGTCTCAACAAACACCTTGGGTTTAGCCAGCCGCATGGACTCGGAGATGGTCTTAAGCAGCGTATTAATCTCGATTTGGATGCCAGTGAGCATCTCTGCGAGACCCTGGCCCCAGAATCCGAGCAGTCGGTCAGACCAGTGCAGGGTCACAAAGGGGAAGTACGAGCGGTGGTAAGTCTCATCAAGCAGAGTCCCACCCGCCACCACGATGCTGTGCCGCCCGTCGTCGGAGTCTTTCGAGGACGGGAGATGCCACGCCTCCAGGCAAAGCACCTGCTCCTCGCTCTCCCCGAGTAGCCGGTTCTCCAAAGCCTCGTTGGTCTCCACCCCCTTCGTTGAGTCCAGCGCAGACGCCCTCTCCGGGTACATCGCCTTGAGGACCTCTTTATTAACCACCTTCAACTGGAACGCCTGCCGGGGAGAGGAATACCGGGATTCGCTGTCGTCCACGATAAGCTCGTCAGGGAAGATTCGCTCGACCTTCACGTCCCCCTCGGACTCGTAAATCTTCATAACCCCCGTCCCAAAGACCGCTGCGTCCTTAAAGACCTTGGGGGCCACCTCGTAAATCTTGCTCTCGTAGAACTGACCCTGGCAAAAGCGGTCCAGTAATTCTGCTTTCCGGCGTTGGGCCCAGTCCCCCCCGGAGGTCAGGAAGGTCGCCGTGGGTTTATTCTGGGTGATTTCCGATGTCACCGTGTCGCACATGGACTTAACCACATTCAACGTGACCTTGTGCCGCCCCGCAGACACCGGCTTGCTGTACCCACTGAGGGTCAGGTCGGTTAATTCGGCGTCATTATACCGCTGGAAGTGGTCGGTGTTCAGGTCATGCTGGTAATTCTGGTCTTCAACCAGCCTCCCGACATACTCAAAGAGTGCTTCGTGGGGTTCTCCATCGGGAGCCTGCCACCAGAGTTCGTTTTTAGCGTTGTACATTGAACATATCCTCTTCGTCTGTGATGACCAGGTGGTCAGGGATGAAACCGGAGGTCCGGTCTGTCTCGTTGTCTCGGAATGTTACTTCGATTTGTCCCGGGATAGTAAATGATTTAGCACCATTATCCCGCATCCAGACCGTAAATTCTTTTATATCTGATAATTCCATTAATTTAACCTAACCCCCCGGCTCCACCAGGGCTCGTCGTCATCCCCGCCAAACACACGGTCTTCTACAGCCTGAATGTGCTGCTGTTCAACCCACTCCATGTAACCCGGCTCCCCAGGGAGAGGTGCCGTAATCAGCTCCTCCCATAGGAAGTGCCGAGCCTCCCGCCACATGTAGAGCGTCGCATCCGAAGCGTGGTTCTCAAACCGGGGGTCCTCTTTGGTCCGGTCCTCGTTCCACTGGAGCAGAGCCCACTCATCGAGCACCGGAGCGTCCTTGGAGACCTTGATTTTACCCGTGCGGAGGTCGTCGTTCAGTAGCTCGATGTAGGACGCCTTATTTCGCTTCTCAGCGGCTTTTATGGGCAATCCGTACCTTTGCCGCATCTCCTCGGTAATGGACAAGCCTAGCCCCCCTGTGTCCGCTACCATGTGCCTAAAGTCGTAGTGACGGTCCAGAGCCACCACCTTCTCCGCAATCTCCGAAGGAATCAGCTTATGGTAGATGGGGGTCTCCACCACATAGAGGTGGGGGTCCGTGTCACAGTACGCCCCAATCGAGAACGAGGTGGCGTCGATGTACCCAAGGTCAATCCCGAGCACATAGTGCCAATCCCCGTCCGGTAGCTCCCCGAAGAGGTTATCCCCGTCGAACTTGTACACCAGGGAGTCCATCGACCGAATCCACTTACCGCACCACTCCCGCTGGTAAATGGGGTTGGTGATGTCCCAGTTCTTCTGCTTCAGCTTCCGCTCGAGGTACTCGGTCGCGTGGGGGATATGGGGGTTCTCTCGAATCGTCCATTTATGGGTGGCGTACCCAAAGTTCTTGTCCGTGGTCGCTGCGTAGAAATACCCCGTGCAAGCAGCGTTCGGGGTCCCCGTCAGGAGCAGGGTCCCCTTATGGTCAATCAGCGCAGGCTCAATAACCTCCTCGATAAGCTCATTGAGGAAGGGCCCGTAGGATTGGCACTCGTCAATCGCCACCAGCCGGTAAGCAGGTCCCCGCAGCTTGTCCACGTCCGCCTGGTCATTCGCCCCCGTGATTATCACCTGGGAGTGGTTTGGGAACGTCGCGATTAACTCCGCATTATTGAAGTTAACTCCCAGGTGATAAAGTCGGTTCGCTCGCTTTAGCTCATTCCACATGAGCCGTTTAGCCGCAGCTCTGGTCAACCCGATATAGACCACAATCCCATCAGGGTTCTTTACTGCCGCCTCAATGAGATACCGGGACACCGTGTAGGTCTTCCCGGCACGTCGAGAGCACAACGCCGCCTTAAAGGTGGCAGGGTCGTCGATAAGCGCCAGTTGCTTATCAAACAAGTCCTCACGCCACCGATAAGTACGGTCCCGGTGCTCCTCATGTACCGCTGGCGGTACCTCTCCGAAGCGTTTGTAATACTCCCGCAGGAGGTCCCGGGTGGAAGCTGACACTTAGCCAACAGCCTTAATAGCCTTCGGGGGTCGCCCACGCTTCCGCTTCTTTGGCATCTCAAACCCCGGGAGCACTTCCACAGCACACGCTGCTATGTGCACAATCCCATGACCAACCCCCCGGGGGGACTCGTCTACGATGTGGACAAAGTCACCCTCAAGGTAGAGGTCCCATTTCTCGAAGTTGCGATTGGCAAAGTGCGTGTTCCCAAACAAAGGTCGCATGCTGGTGCTCAATGTAACGCTCTTCAGCGGTATTCGGTCTTCCATTATTTCTTACCCTTCTTGCGGTTGCGGACCTCGTGATAGGCCCGTTCAAACTGGTCCATTCCCCAATCAAACTGCAACTGAGGCACATAACGCATGGAATAGCGGTCTTTAATCTCTTTCATTAACCAACCGCGATGCGAGCAGTAGATGTTCTCGCCCCTCTTGTGGTCGTACCCACCGAGCAACGACGTAAAGAGCCCCCGCTTGCGGAATATCATCTTCGTGAAGGAGTAGTGAAGAATGAATATCCCACTCGGGGAACGCTGGGCGCACATCCAGGCGTAGATGTCGTTCTGGCTCTCATGGGTATTGCCCGCCGCCACCAAGGTCACCCCGTCCTTCAGCAGGCGGCGAATCACCGTCTTCTGCATCGGGTACAGTGCCCATGAGGGCTGGTCCTTGTTCTGCGCCGCATACGACTTCAACCAGGAGTCGATTATCATGTGGGCGTCATTCGCCTCCGCTGGGCGGATACGCACCGGGATTCGGTCCAAATCCTGCACTTCGGAGAACGCTGTATCCCCCTTCCGCACCCCGTCAGTCTGGAATCCCAGGTTTGTGTGGCCCGTCGCCTCCCGCATGTGCTCTCTTAGGTCATCCATCAAAGCCACCCTTTTCATCGGGGATGTCACAGAGACCCCACATCTGGCACCCCCGCTCCTCCTCATTTGCCGGAACGAAGAGCTCGTACTGCTTCCCTCCGTAGACCGTTTTGCTCCACTGCACCACTTTGTCGATAGGCCAACACTCCCCAGACCCATCCTTAGCCTGGAAGAACGTGGGCTCGTTCAACCCCAGGGACTCAAAGGTCTCCCCCCGCTTCGCCAGTCGCTCAGTGGCACGTTCCGCCACCACCTTCTCTAACTCCCGAATCTCGTCAATCTTCTCCGGGGTGGTGAGCGCGACCGCTTTAATCTCGCTCTTTACCGACATCAGGCAAGGCCAACACCCAATCCGGCGGCTCGGGAGGACATCCCGCAGGTAGAGGCTGCACGGGGCGATGTTATACTTGGTATGTATCGCCACCACCTCGTCTATCGTCCAGGTAATCAGCGGTCTCCAGGTCCACTCGCAGAGCTTCGCCCCCAATACGCTCCCGGGCTCCCACTCCAGCATGGCGCTTCGTGCCTTGCTCTCCGCCGCCCGTATCCCCACAGCGTTCACTGCCAGCATCCCGTGGCGCTCGTTCACCTCCCGGATGAAGTCCCGGATGGGTTTTTTCTTCAACTCGTCAGTGCAAAACCGCATCTTCCGGGACGCAAACGCCCCCTTGTGCGTCACCAGGTCAGACATCCCCCCCGGGAACTTCTTGCTGGTCACGGAGTGGAATCTCTCCCCCAGCAAGGGCTTAACCACGTGCTCCAGGTAATCCGTAAGCTCTGCATTCTCCCAGTGGGTGTCTGCGTAGCAGTAATAGACCGGGTTGGTCTCCTCCAGTCCCAACTCCCGAATCCGAAGAGCCATCGCTGTGGAATCTTTCCCCCCGGACACAGACGCAACTATGGGCCTGCCAGACTCCCTCAAGTCGTCCACCCTACTCATCCGTACTCTCCTGGAGCTTCTTAACCACCTCTTCGGTGAGTTCCTTGTCACTCATCGCGTCCAGGCTGGAGTTGTCCCGCACCTCATGCTCCATCTTCACCAAACGGACCAGGGACGCTGCGTACTTCTCAAACTGTGCGGTGTCCGCCCGGTCCAGACCCCCCCGGTGGGATTGCCGTCCCAGCCGCCGTAGTTCAGTGTCGATGATCGCGTATGAATTATGCAGCATCGTATGCACAGATGGCAGCGTGGCGATTGCGTGTTCAGCGATGCGGGAGTTGATAGCGACGTTTTTAGCCTCCGCCGCCAAATCCTCACCGCGCTGCGCTTTCACAGCTCGGGAGTCCGTTCGGGACAGAGATTGGTAGTCCACAGAGAGATGCGAAGCATCCATAACCCGACGTGTTGGCTTTTTTCCCACCCGACCCCACTCCAAATCGGACTCCCGGGGGTGGAGACATCACTATCTACCCCCGGGGCCGATACACTTTTATCTACTGGCTGCAAAACAGAACCAGCACACAATCACCTATTACGAGGTTTATGCGCGGTTGCCAATCAGTTGCAAGTAATTCGGGGGTATTTTCTGGGGCGGGGAAGGAGGGCAGAGGAAACAGACCCCCCCTCCCCTATAAATCCCAATAGTCAGGTGGCTCAAGCACCGGGGGAGTAGCCATTACGTGGAGGTAATAACCAGAGGTGCCTGAGCCACACACTAATTAAGCTATTTGGCGCGGGGTGTCAAAATTCCCGCCACCCACGGGGCTGGGGGTATGCACAGAGGTTGTAAAAGGGGAGGTGATAGGATAGACCCCCCCATGCTCTTAGCGGTGGGGTTTGAAGAAGCATTTATTGGAGAAGCTCTCAGGTGCGGGTTCAGCGAGCCCGTCGCAGCATACGACTATGGCAAATGCCTCGAAATACTGACCAAGGACGGGATGACCTACGAGGATGCGGTGGAATACTTTGAATACAACGCCCTCGGGTCATGGGCCGGGGAACAAACACCCGTCTTCGTCGAGAGAGGACCACTGCCATGTGGAGAAAAGTCATCGTCTGGCGAGCCACG